ACGTCTGCGCGACGGACGGGACCGACATCGGGAGCCGAGCGAGGCGCGAGGAATACATGCGCCAGAACGGGCTCTCCGACCCGAGCGACTTCAAGGAGCACTGGAAGAAGAGCGCCGAGGAGCGGGCCAACTTTTACCAGCACGGCTACGTGAACTCCGTGGACCAGAAGAAGAACCTGGCCGCGTCGGATAGAGCTCTCGGCGAGATCAAGCTGATGAAGCAGAAGGATTACGACCAGCTCCAGCGGAAGCGCGAGCGGATCCGCAAGGAGCGTGGGCACGGTTTTTTCGAGGACTGACAGAAAGAGCAGGAGGCGCACATGGCGATCAAGGTGGGTGGCGGCGGCGAGGAAGTGGAGAACGACGACCAGGTGGAGAGCGCGCGGGACGTGACGGCGCGAGCTCTGGCGGACCTGGCCGGGGACGATGGCGGCGGCGGCGGCGAGGGCATCCCGGAGGCCGGGCTCGAGAAGGGTTCGGCCTCCGGGGATGCCGAGCAGCAGGCTGCGGCGCGAGCTCGGGACGAGGCAGGCCGGTTCTCCAAGCAGCAGCAGAAGTTGAGGGACGACGGAAAGTCCGCCGCGCGCGTAAAGGCGCCTCCTGCGCGCGTGCCGGCGGCCGGGACGGCGGGGGCAGCACCGGGACAGGTCATCCCCCCGGGAGCTGCCTCCGCCGCGCCTGTTGCGGGTCAGGAGGCGGCGCCGAAGTGGCTCAAGCCGGCGATCCGGGAGCAGTGGGGCGGCCTGCCGCGCGAGGTGCGGGACGAGTTCTTGCGGCTGAACGGCGACGCGGCACGAGCGCGCCAGGAGGCCTCGACGGCGGGCACCCAGGCGCAGGGCTACCAGGAGTTTCAGAAGACGATCCAGCCCTACGAGGCGCAGATCCGCTCGCAGGGCGTGGAGCCGACGAAGTACGTCGGGGACCTGCTCGGCACGGTCCACCAGCTGACCTACGGGCCGGCTCACGTGAAAGCGGACACGCTCGCCCAGGTGGTGATGCAGTTCGCTCCGGACCTGCTGCGGCCTGACATGCGGGATGCGAACGGGAACCCTTCCTGCCCGCTGGACCGTGCGTTGGCTGCTCGGTTCACCGGCCGCGGCGCGCAGCCGGGCGCCGGACCAGGCCCAGGGCCTCAGGGTCAGCCTCAGTTTCGCGACCCGCGGCTCGACCAGCTCCTGGCGAGGGCGGAGCAGCAGAAGCAGCAGTCGGCGCAGAAGCTCGAGACGGATTCGGCGGAGAGGGCGCAGGCCTTCGGCGCTGAGCACGACTACTTCGACGACGTCCGGACGGAGCTCGCGGACATCCTCGAGGTGTGGGCGGCGAGGGGGAAGACGGAGGTTTCGGACGAGGAGCTCGAGCGGGCCTATGATCTCGCGTGCAGAACGAATCCGGACGTTGCTCCGGTCTACGAGCAGCGGAAGGCAGTGCAGGCGGCAGCGGCAACACGGCAGAACACGCAGCGACGCAGGGCAGCAGCAAGCAGCATCCGCAGTTCCCCCGGAACGGCGGCCGCGACGGCGGACCGACCGATGACAGCCCGGGAGATCACGGAGAAAGCCGCTCGGGACCTCCAGGGCGGCCACGTGTAGGACCGCAGTACCGCAGTACCGCAGCACGTAGCGCCCACGGTCTCTGTGGGTCAATCGCAGTAGCCCCGAAACCTGACGGGGCGCGACGACCGGTGAAGTGATCCGGTGACGCGCAAATGGTCGGGAAAGGCGCAGCGATTGAACCACCAGGAGACCCAATGGCTTTTCCGAACGTCACCGATCTCGTCGCCACGACCATCGAATATCGTGGCGGTGAGTTCCGAGACAACGTCACCGCACAGAACGCCATCCTCACCCAGCTGAAGGAAAGCGGGCGCATCGAGGAGGTGTCGGGCGGCTCCGTCATCCTCGAGGAGCTCTCGTTCCAGTCGAACGGCAACGCGATGTACTACAGCGGCCAGGACTCCCTGGCCGTGGCAGCGCAGGACGTTCTGTCCGCCGCGCAGTACCAGTGGAAGCAGGCGGCCTGCGCGGTCATCGTGACCGGCCTGGAGAAGATCCAGAACTCTGGCGAGCAGCAGATCATCGACCTGGTCACCGCCCGGGTGAACGTGGCGAAGGCCTCGATGGCGAACCTCATCGCCCAGGGGCTCTACTCCGACGGCACGCTGTACGGAGGCAAGAGCATCACCGGGCTCGGCTCGGCGATCGTGGCGGCGCCGGCGTCCGGCGTCTACGGATCGATCGACCCGGCGGCATGGGCGTTCTGGCGCAACCAGACCGGCGGCCCGGGCGGCGGTGGAACCACCGCCGGCAACATTCAGGGCTACTGGAACACCCTCTACGCGAAGTGCTCGCGCGGGAAGGACGTGCCCGACCTCATCCTCGCCGACAACAACATCTACTCGGCGTTCGAGGCGAGCCTGCAGCCGCTGCAGCGCTTCAGCGAGACGAAGCTGGGCCAGCTCGGCTTCCAGGGCTACCGGTACAAGGGCGCCGACGTCATCCTCGACGGCGGCATCGGCGGCTTCTGCCCGACCTGGGTGGCCTACTTCATCAACACGAAGTTCTTCAAGTACCGGCCCTCGAGCCAGCGGAACATGGTCACGCTGAGCCCGGAGAACCGGTACGCCCTGAACCAGGACGTGTCCGCCACGGTCCTGGCGTGGGCTGGGAACGCCACCTGCTCTGGACGCATGTTCCAGGGCTACTACAACGGGTAAAGGGAGGACTTCATGGCAATCGTCTCTGGCGCATCGCGCTATCAGTTCATCGACCAGAAGCTGGGCCTGACCTCGGGCCCGATGCTTCCCCCGCTCGGCGTTCTGCTCTGGGCTCCCGCCACGGTCTACGCGGCGAAGTCCTCGGTCATGAACGGCGGCTTCGTCTACTACTCGGCCGCCGGCGGGACCTCGGCCGCCGCGGTGGCGGTGGGGCCCACGCCGAACGGGCTCACCGACAACACGGTCACCTGGACGCTCACGGGTCCGGCCACGGGCCCGTACTGGGTCGATTCGGCCCAGCAGCAGGAGCTCGGCTACCAGGCCGTGGCGAGGGACTTCGGGCCGAACAACTTCGGCGTGGCGCAGCTCATCTACGTCGCCTTCAACGGGACCACGGTCGCTGGCGACTTCGTGGTCATCGACCAGTACAACCAGGCGGCCGTCCAGACGAACACCGGCGCGACCTACCGCGGTCTCGTGGGCGTGTCGATGGGCGCCGGCGCGGCTGGCAAGTACGGCTGGGTGATGATCTTCGGCACCCACGACTTCGCCAACCTCGGCAACGGCGCGTCCGTCGTGGGGACGATCGCCTACATGAGCGCGACCGCCGGCCGGGTCCTGACCACGGTCTCGGGCACCAACGGCGTCCCGGGCGTCGTGATCAAGGTCACCGGCGACGCACAGAACCGAGGCGCCGCGTTCCTCAACTGGCCCTCGGCCAGCGGCAACCCGTAACCGAACCAGCAGCCGGAGGGCGCCCTATTGCGCCCTTCGGCTGATTCACCCGAAGGAGGCGCAATGTCGTTCGTCATCGATCCTGGGGCGCAGCAGCAGGCGGAAAGCTGGAATCAGAGCTGGCAGGACTCCGGAAAGAAGGTCCGGGTCCAGTTCCACAAGCAGCCGGTCTTCGACGAGCAGAAGAGCAACGGCTGGATCGAGGAGCGGGAAGCGCTCAACGATGACGGCACGGTCCGAATCGAGAAGAAGCGCCACCCGGGTGCTGGTCGTCCGATCTACCGGGACGCCGATTTCATCCGGAAGTACTCCCCGGGCGATCCCACCAACATCATCGACCGCGAGGTCTGGCCTCACGACATCGAAGAGTTCTCGAAGGAGTGGGAGCTCTACCAGAAGGGCAAGGACCAGTCGTCGGCCGGCACGCCGCTCGAGATGCTGCCCGGCATCAACCCGGCGAAGATCGAGGAGTACAAGGCGTTCCCGCGCGCCCCTGTGCGGACGATCGAGGACCTGGCCAACCTCTCCGACTCGCAAGCGGGGAGCTTCATGGGCGTGCTGGCGGATCGGCAGCGCGCCCGGGACTGGATGTCTCTCGCAGAGAACCAGGCGCCGATCGTCGATCTGCGCAACCAGGTCGCCGAGGAGCGGACCAAGAACGAGGCCCAGGCCCAGCAACTCCAGGAGTTACAGCGCCAGCTCGCCGAGATGCGGTCGCTGATGGACGTGGCGACGGCGCCGAGCTCGGAAGGAGAAGCGAAGGGGCAGAGCCGCAAGGCGAAGGGGCAGGGGTAAGCCGTGGGCAGCTGGCCGACCGCGGCGACGATCGTCAACAGGGCAGCAGCTCAGCTGAAGCTGCTCTCGGTGCCTGCCGCGGCCGCGCCGGATCCGTTCGCCTCGACGGACCCCAACTTCATTCAGCTCTGCGACCTACTCAACACGGTGGGCGACGAGATCAACAACGCGTCACCGGAGGGAGGCTGGCCGCAGCTTCGGAAGGAGTACACGACCACGACGATCCTGGGGCAGAGCACCTACAACCTGCCGTCGGACTTTCACGAGATGGTGGATCAGTCGGGGTGGAATAGGAGCGCCCGGCTGCCGCTCATCGGGCCGCTCTCGCCGCAGGAGTGGCAGTACCTGAAGGCGCGATCGCTGGGGATGTATATTTCGATCGTCTTTCGGCTGAACTCGCCGATGACATTCGACGTGAATCCGGGCGCCGCGGTGCCGGGCGGTATCGTCATCGCGTTCGAGTACATCTCGGACTGGTTCACCCAGCAGTCGGGGCAGCCCTCTCCGAATCAGGTGGCCCCGACGGTCGGAACGGACGTCCTCTACTATGACGACGAGCTCCTCATCTCGGCGCTCAAGTTGAAGTGGGCGGCGGAGAACGGCTGGGACACTTCCGCGCTCGAGCCGGCGTACGAGGCGAAGCTCGAGCACTGTAAGGGGAAGGCGACCGGAGCTCCGACACTCAATCTGGTCGGGCCGGCCAGCGCGGTGGACCGATTCATCGACAACGCGAACCTGCCGCTCACGGGGTTCGGCCAGTAGATGTTCGCGCCCCGCCGCCAGAGTAGAGGGCTGCCGAACCGGCTTCAGTCGTTCCACCTGCCGGCGCCGATCGGCGGCCTGAACACCATCTCCCCGGGCGTGGAGATGCCGTCCTCGGACTGCTCGTTCCTCTTCAACATGATCGCGGCGGAGATGGGCCTGAGGTCCCGGCTCGGCTGGCGTGAGTGGTGCACCAATCTCGCCGGCGAGCAGGTGCGGTCGATCCTCCCGTACACCGGCAGCACGAAGGACGGCGCGAACAATCGGCTCTTCGCGTGCACGACCTCGGGGATCTGGGACTGCTCCGCGAGCGTCGTTGGCCCGACAAAGGTGGTGACCTTCGCGACGCAGAACGTCGACAGCGGCTGGGGCACGTCGTCGGTGTTCGAGACGGCGGCGGGCTACTTCCTCGTCTTCACGGACGAGGCCAACGGGATGTACGTTTACACGGAGGCTGGTGCAACCTGGGCCAAGGTTGCGCAGGGTGCCGGCGGCAACCAGATCAACGGAGTCAATCCAGCCCTCTTCGTGTTCGTTCTGGCCTGGAAGAACCGGCTCTGGTTCGTGGAGAGGGACACCGGTCGTGGCTGGTATCTGGCGGTGGGGGCGATCTTCGGGACGGCGACGCAGTTCTACTTCGGGAACCGCTTCCAGCATGGTGGCGATCTCCGGTGTTTGTCCAGTTGGACGTACGACGGCGGCGCGGGAATGGACGACGCTTTGGTGGCGGTATCCGGCGGTGGGGACGTGCTGATTTACCAGGGCACGGATCCGTCGCAGATGAGCAGCTTTGCGCTCCAGGGCGTCTGGTTCGTGGGTTCGGTCCCGGTCGGTCGGCGGCTCTGCACTGACTTCGGCGGCGACCTGCTTATCATGTGCTCGCTGGGGATCATCCCTCTCTCGAAGCTGGTGACCGGGCTGGTGCTCTACGACCGCAGCCAGTACCGGACGCACAAAATCACCAACCTCTTCAATCAGCTGCAGGCGGCGACCTCGAGCCTGCGCGGCTGGACGATGCGCCTTCACCCGCTGGATGCCTGCCTGATGGTGCTGGCGCCCACCGCGGTCGGCCAGGCGTCCCAGCAGCTCGCGATGTCCCTTTCCACCCAGGGCTGGAGCCAGTATCGGGACATGCCGATGGGCGTCTGCGCGGAGCCCTGGGAGGGCTCGTTCTTCTTCGGGACCGAGGATGGCCGGGTTTGTGTGAACGACGGCTACTTGGACGGCGTGACGTTGGCCGCACCGGGTGTCTCGACGCCGATCGGCTGGTCGCTGCTGTCCTCCTATTCGAACCTCGGCCGGACGACGCAGAAGAGGGTGCAGCTCATCCGACCCACGGTCCTGTCGCAGGGCGGCGGGATCGCCTTCCAGGCGCGCGCCCAGTTTGGCTGGGACCTGTCGGAGCAGTCGGCTCCCGCCGGCGCTACCTCGGTTCCTGGGGGTGCCTGGGACACGGCGCTGTGGGACACGGCGATCTGGGGAGGCACCTACCAGGCGCAGTCGAAGGCCTTCGGCGGCGCCGGCGTCGGGCGCGAAATGGCGATTGCGGTGCGCGGGTCCTCCAGCTCGAGGATGACGCTGACCGGGATCGACGTTGCTTGGGACGAAGGGGGTCTGCGGTGATCACCGTGCGCCCTGCGCCTCCCGAGCACTACCCCTGGATCGCCGAGCGGGCGCAGCTGGTCTTGTCCCCTGGCTTCCGCGCGATCGAGGCGGTGGACGCAGAGGAGCGCATCCTGGGCATGGTCGGCTTCGATGGCTGGACGCCGGGCGCTGTTTCGATGCACCAGGCGATCGAGCACCCCATCGCCCTTCGGCGGCTGCTCGGCCCTGCATTCGGGATCGCGTTCGATCCGCCACCCCTCGGCGCTGGCAAGAGGACCGTGATCGGAACCGTACTCTCGACGAACGCGGCAGCGCTCCGGCTCGACCGACACGTTGGTTTTCGCGAGGTCGGTCGCATCACGGACGGCTGGGATGCCGGCGTTGATCTTGTGATGCTTGAGATGCGCAAAGAGGACTGCCGGTGGATCAGGAGTCCGTCGCGACAGGGCGAGAGGAGCGACTGAATGTCCGACTGGAGCTGGGGCGGAGCTGGATCCGGAGTGATGTCGGGAGCCGGAACGGGAGCAATGATCGGTGGCCCGTACGGCGCCGTGATCGGTGGCGTAGGGGGTGGTCTCTTGGGCGGCCTGAGCGGAGGAAAAAACAAGAGCGGCGGCAAGGGTGGAGACGCTCCGACCGCACCCGACTTCAACGCGGCAGTCGAGAACCAGGCCATCAGTTCCAAACAGGCGGTCGGCCAGCAGACGCAGGCGAACCGTCCGGACCAATCCAATGCATTCGGCGCGACGTCGACCTGGGAGCAGGGTCCAGGCGGCTGGACCCAGAACAGCAGCTTCGGCGGTCCGCTAGGTTCGGCCGTAACGGGACTGGAGGGCCAGGCCGCGGCAAACGCGGGCCAGCCGGCCATGACAGGCGAGGATGCCCGAACGCAGGCAATCAACGGCGCCTACGGTCAGGCGACCAGCAGGCTCGATCCGCAGTGGTCTCAGAACCAAGAGCAGCTCCAGACGCAGCTCGCAAACCAGGGGCTGGACCCGAGTTCCGAGGCCTACCAGAACGCGATGGGGAACTTTTCGCGTTCCCAAAATGACGCCTACACGAGCGCGATGAACTCCGCGATCGGGCAGGGGACCGCGGCGCAGGCCACGACCTTCGGAGAGAACCAGGCCGCGCAGATGCAGCCCTATCAGCAGCTCGGCGCAATTCAGGGGCTTGGCCAGCAGCAAGCGACCCCCTACGCCGGCCAGGCCCAGGCTACGCAATACCTTCCGGCGGCGATGGCTGCCTACCAGGGAGCGCTCCAAACCTACGGGATCCAGCAGCAGGGGAAGAACTCCTCCATGAGTGGACTGGGCGGACTGGCTCCGATGCTCGGACAACTCGGCGGGGGTGGTGGCGGTAGCGGTGGTAGTGCAGGGGATAGCGGCGGTGCCGGATTCATGTCCCCGCAGATGGTGTGACGAAAGGTGACCATGGCGGACCAAGACCTTTACAGCCTCCTCCAGAACGTCGACCCGGAGACGCTCCAGGCAATGATTCAAGCCGGGCTCGCACAGGACCAGATGGGTCTCCAAGGTCAGCGTGTGAAGTACGGCGAACAGCTTGCCGGCACCCAGCAGCCAGAGGGCCGCCAGGTAGGCAACACCTACGTGGCGGCCTCTCCGCTCGAGCATCTCGCGGCGGCCGTTCGGAACATGCAGGGCCAGCGGATGATGAACCAGGGCATGCAGGCGCAGCAGGGCGCGCTGCAGGGCCAAGGCGCCGGCCGGATCGCGTACCTGAAGCTCCTCGCGGGTCGGGGCCAGCCTCCTCCGCAGGACATCGGCGCGTCGCCGCAGATGGTGCAGGGAGACCTCCCCCAGGAGTGATCGATGCCCGACCTCGACTACATGGCGCTCTTCGGCGGCGACGATGCCGCGGCGCAGAACCAGGCGGCGGCGCTGGCAGCTGCCATCCGCGGACGGCGCGCGGCGGGCACGCTCGGGCTCATCACCGGCGACCCGGCCATGGGAGCGGTCGGGAAGGAGATGACCGGCGACGCGGACAAGATGGAGACGAGTCTGATGGGCGCGGCGCAGCACCGGGCCGAGCAGCAGATTCAGGGGAAGAGGCTCGACAACCAGACGGCCCAGCTCCAGTCGATGATGGGGTACCGCCAAGACCAGGTCGACCTCGGTCACCAGCGGCTGGACCTTGGTCAGAATCGGCTCCAGCAGGAGCGGGACCTGGCCATGCGGCGGCTCGAGCAGCAGGGCTGGAAGTACAACCAGAACACGGGGCAGTTCGAGCACGTCGGAACGTCCGGTCGTTCGTCGCCACAGGCGGCGCAGCCTTCCCCTCAGCCGCAGCCAGGACCGAGTGGCCCGCTGCTCCCGGCTGCGACGGCAGCGGCCGGTGGCGGTGGACTGGCGCCTGCGGGCTCAGACCTCGGTCCTGCTCCTGCTCCAGGTCCTGGTCCCGCCCCGGGTGGTGGTGGCGCAGCACTTCCCCCAATGGGCGGGAAGATGCTCGACAAGGCGCTGAAGGACCTGGGCAGCGACTTCGATCCGAACGGTGGTCGTGCGGGAGAGATGGGGAAGAACCAGGCCCGCGTCAACGCAGCGAACCGGGTGATCACCCTCGGCCGCGACCCTTCAACCGGGCAAGCCCGGGACCTCACGCCCAACCAGATGCCGGAGATGGCTCAGTCGGTCGCGAGCCTCATCTCTGGGGGCGGCGCTGGCGCTCAGGCCCAGATCGAGCATCTCCTGCCGCGGAGCTATAGCCGCGACGTCGCTGGCATCCTGCAGTTCATGACGAACGAGCCGCAGGGCGCCGGGCAGCGCGCGTTCGTGCAGCAGATGCTGGAGACCGCAGACCGCGAGCGCAACGTGGCCACCCAGGCGGTCCAGCAGGCCGCGGCGCAGCGCATCGGCAAGCACCAGATGCTGATCCAGCGGAACCCTCAGGAGGCAGCCAGGGCGCTCCAGAGCTACGGCTACGACCTCGACCCGAAGGACCTGTCCGTGCGGCCCAGTGCGCCGGCCGCGGCCGTCCAGCCCGGCGGCTCGAGCGGCGCTGGAGCGCGCCGTAGGACCTGGAATCCGGCCACGGGGGCGCTCGAATGAGCCAGATCGTGACGGTCCCAGGCCAGGGCGAGATCGAGTTCCCGGACGGCATGAGCGACGGGGACATCACTGCGGCGATCCGGAAGATCACCAGGCAGGGTGCGCCTGTCGAGCAGCCAGGGATGCTGGCGCGCGGCGCGAAGTGGCTGGGCGAGACAGCCGCGGACACGCTGCGCGGGGCCGGGAGCCTCATCGACCAGGTGGGGACGCCGGTGGCGGCCACGATCGGCGCGCTGGGGAGCTACGCAGTGCCCCACACGGCGCCGGAGGGCGCGACCTTCGGGGAGCGCTGGAAGAACGAGGCCAAGCAGTGGCGAGAGGCGCGGGAGGAGTCCCAGCAGCGCTCGCCGACGGGCTATGCGGCCGGCTCTCTCCTGCCGATGGCTCTCGCTCCAGAGGCGATGTCAGGGCTGCCATCGACCACCAGCATGCTCCCTGCGACGACGCAGGCGGCGAACGTGGGTGCGCGGGCATTGGGGGGCGTGCTCGACGCTGCCACCTACAACGCCGCGGCCGCTGGCCTGGGCAACGTCGATCGAGACCCGCTCGGCGCTGCCGGCCAGGCAGCGAGCTCGCCGATGAACTTGGTCGGTGCCGCGGCGCCGATCGCCGGCGCCGCACTCCCCCAGGCGCGCGCGTCGCTGCGCCAGGCGATGGACGCCGCCCTGCGGAAGCGGCTTCCTCAGCTCACCCCGACTCCGGCGGCGCGCGAGCTGATGGACCGAGGCGTTCCTCTGACCCTGGGCCAGATGGCTCCAGACTCGGCCCTGGGCCACATCGAAGAGGCCAGCGCGGAGCGGCTCGGCGGAATGGCACCGGAGCGACGGGCGGCCGCTCAGAGCTGGCGACAGGCGGCGCTGCGTCAGGCGCTGCCTCCTGGCATGGCGGAGGTCCCGGAGGGCGCGATCCAGGACCAGCTCGCCCAGATGCATGAGGGGTTCGACCCGGCCTACGGGCAGATTCGCGAGAGGACGGCGATCCCGTCGGTGAAGCTCCCCGACGACCCGAGCCGGGGTCTCATCAACCGGTCGCGACCGCTGCAGAGCACGGAGGGCCAGCCGGGCGCGTTCGAGCTCGCGATCCAGGACCCGAGCGCGCGAGCTCGGGACTCGGACGTGGCGATTGTGAAGAAGTTCCTCGACAACGAGCTGTCGCTCCTCCCGGGAGGGAAGACGCGGCCGGACCAGCTGACACCGGTCTCCGGAGACCAGCTGCTCGCGATGCGATCGCACATCGGCCAGGCGGCCCAGGAGGCTCGCCTGGAGGGCGCCACGGCGCAGGCGCGGCTACTGGACAACGCCCACGACGCGGTGACCGCGACGCTCGAGTCGCAGCTTCCGCCGGATGCGCAGCAGCACCTCCGGCAGACGGATCGCCAGTACGGCCTCTACAAGACCATCGAGGGTGCGAGCCAAAAGCAGATGGCGGCCGGGCAGGAGGGAGAGTTCACGCCCTACCAGCTCGAGGCGCAGATCAAGTCGGACGTCGGCGGCCCCGCCTTCGCGCGGGGTGGCGGGAACGACCTGCGCGCCCTGGGCCACGACGGCAACGCGGTCTTCGGGGCGCGCGCTCCCCTGACTGGCTTCCGTGCGACGCTACTCGACCAGGTCCCGGGACAGAAGTGGATCCCCGGCGGTCTGCTCTCGCGCGCGATGAACGCGCAGGTCTCTCGGGACGCGCTGCTGCGCCTGCCGCCCCAGCCTGACCTACCGGGCCCGGTGCCTCCGACACGCGGGGCAATCGGCGCGGCGCTGCCGCAGGTCTTCCCGCCCCAGTACCAGCCCCGCTCCAGCTCGAGCGAGCTCCCAGCCCTGGCCGCGGCGCTGCGGCGAGCTCGGCACGACCTTGGCCTCGACACGTCCGACGAGGAGGCACGTCCGTGACCGATGAGGTTCTCCATGCACGGCTCGATGCGGCGGAGAGGCGGCTCGACGTCCTGGAGTTCGAGTCCCGGCGCCATGGGGAGTCGATCGCTGGCGTCAAGGCGCAGGTCATGGCCTATGCCGCGTTCGGCTCGCTGGTGGGCGGCGCGCTGGTGACCATTCTCGCCCGGATGGTGAAGTGATGGACGCCCAGGTGCTCGCCCAGGAGCTGCTCCGCGACGAAGAGCTGAGGCTCAAGCCCTATCGAGACACGGTGGGGAAGCTGACGATCGGGGTGGGCCGGAACCTCGAGGACCGCGGGATCACCCGGGACGAGGCGCTCGAGCTGCTCGAGCACGACATCACCCGGGTGGCGGCCGAGCTCGACGCCGCGCTCCCCTGGTGGCGGACCTTGTCCGAGCCCCGGCAGCGGGTGCTGGCGAACATGGCCTTCAACCTGGGGACTCAGGGCCTGCTCGAGTTCCAGCACACGCTGGGACTGGTGCGGGCGGGGAAGTACTCGGAGGCGTCCGACGCGATGTTGCAGAGCAAGTGGGCCCACCAGGTGGGCCCGAGAGCATCCCGTCTCGCCGTGATGATGCGAGACGGGTAAACGCAGTTCACAAGG